AGACGCTGGCGATCTGTGGCGCGGGGCCGTCGCTGGCGCAGTCGGTCATCGCGCCCCACACTCATGTCTGGGCGTGCAATTCGGCGCTGCCGTACCTGATCGATCGGGGCGTGCGCGTGACGCACGGGCTGGGCATCGACCAGGGCACGGCGATGCTCGACCCGCAGGAGTGGGGGCGGACGTTCCCCGTGCGGTATCTCGTGGCCTCCAGCGTGCATCCGTCATTGGTACGGCACCTGCGCACGGCGCATCGTCACCTCACCTTTTTCCACAGCTATCTCGGGATACCGGACCCCGAGGGCTGGACCCCGCCGCCGGAGCACGCGACGCCGGGCCTGACCTACGAGATGTGGCTCTACCGTCACAAGTACCGTGACTCCGTGCAGGTGGGCTACGGCCTGAACTCCGTGCCGCGGGCGATCTGTCTCGCGTTGGCGATGGGCTACCGGACGATCACGGTCTACGGCGCGGACTGCGCGGCGCGGCAGGACTCCGACCCGATGCCGGACTTGAGTTCGCCGGCGTATGCCGACTGGATGAGCCGCCTAGTGTTCTATGCCGACGGTCGCACGGCGTCCGTGTTCGGGCCGGATGCGGTGATGGCGGAGGCTGTGATTGACGGCGTGCGCTGGCACACGCGGCCCGATATGGTGATCTCGGCGATGCACATGCTCCAGTTTGTGCGCGACTATCCGGGCCGCATCGTGTTGCAGGGCCGCACGTTGCCCGTGGCCTTGTCGGGTCAGACACTGGAGTTCTTGGGTCGGATGCCGGCGCTGACGGGCGCGGGCGTGGTGTCCGGGTTCGGGAACGCGGCGCTCGCGAACCTCCCGCACGCTCTGCCGCAGGCGGCCGTCGCATGACCAACACCCCGCCGACGATCAGCGTGGAAGTATCCGGTGTGGGGGTCGTCACGCCCCCGCCTTCGCCCGCAGTCGATCCCCCCGTCCCCGTCCCCGTCCCTGCACCCACACCGACAGTCCCTTCAGGAGTAACACCCGATGGCTAACAATCCTCATGTCTTGCTCGCGACCCGTCACGCGCAGCTCGACCGGATCACGACGGACCTGTCCACGTCGGCGATCTTCAACATCTACGCGGGCGTCCAGCCGGCCGACACGAGCGCAGCAACGACGGCGGCGAACACCATCGTGGCGGCCTTGGCGTTCCCGTCGACCAACGCCTTTGCAGCCGCGGCGGCCTCGGCGATGGCGGCGAACACGATCACGAGCGACGCGAGCGCGGCGGGCGGGACGGCGGCGTGGTTCTCGCTCACGAAGTCGACGGGCCTGCGCGTGCTGGACGGGTCCGTGGGCACGAGCGGCGCGGACCTGAACCTGAACTCCCTGACAATCACGACGGGATCGACGGTTTCGATTACTGCATTTTCTATTACATCGGCTGCATAGACTTAGGATGACGTAAAAGTCCGATGGCGGGCATACCCGTCTTCAACCTCGCCGGCACGGCGGTCGCCAACGCGACCCTCAATACGGTCACGTGGCCCACGCACGCGGCGAACGACGTCGCGCTTCTCATCGTCCAGACCGACGCGGAGGCCTCGTCGCTCGTGACGGCGGCGGGGTTCGTGGAGGTCACGGGCTCCCCGCAGACCACGGGCACGGCGGCGGCCACGAACGCGGTCGCGCTTCAGGTGTTCTGGAAGCGGGCCACGGGCGCAGCGGAGGCGAACGTCACGCTCGCCGATGCGGGCGATCACACGTTCGCCCAGATCCTCACGTTCACGAATGTCAAGACGTCCGGCAACCCGTGGAACCTGACGGCGGGGAATGTCAAGGCGGCGGCGTCGACCAACGTGCAGGTCACGGGCTTCACGACGACGACCGCCGACTGTCTCATTGTGGCTGTGATCGCGGGCTCGGTCGATACGGCGACCGCGCAGGCGTCGGCGTGGACGGACGCGAACCTCGCGACGCCCGCGACGGCCGAGATGGCCGACGTGGCGGACGCGACGGGCGGGGGCGGGTCGCTCAGTACGGGCGGCGGCGGGCTGAAGCTCAAGGGCGCCACGGGGACCGTCGTCGTGACGGTCGCGACGGCCAGCAAGAACGCCTATCTGTTGATCGCGCTGGCGCCGATCGAGCCCACGGGGACAGGCAGCGTCGCGCTCGCAAAGCCGACGTTATCCGGCACAGGGAAACAAACGCATACGGGCACGGGAAGCCTGGCGCTTGCGAAGCCCACGCTCGCGGGCACCGGGAAGCAGACACATGTCGGCACCGGCAGTATCGCACTGGCTAAGCCCGTGCTCGCGGGCGTTGGGTTGCGGGGCGAAATCGGGACGGGCGGTGTTGCGCTGGCGAAGCCGACGTTAGCCGGTGCGGGGAGCATCCTGTTCACGGGGACGGGGACTCTCTCCTTGGCGCGACCGACGCTGGCCGGCACTGGCACGAAAACGTTTGTCTTGGAGGGCGTCACCTATCGCGACATCTCGACGGAAGTGCTGGGGTTCGTCACCGTGTATCTGTTCAAGGACAACGGGGACGACACGGTGACGTTCGTCGGCGCACAGATATCGGATGGCACGACGGGCGTCTACCGGTTCACGACGATCGCGGACGGCGCCGCGCAGTACTTTGTCGTGGGGTTCCGGAACGGGACGCCCAACACGTTCGACGTGAGCGACCGCACGTTGCAGCCACTCTAGGGCATATGGCCCATACGAACCCCGGCGACCTCAGCCTGCGGCCCAACCCCAACGATCCCGAGGCGTTGGAGTTGATGCCGGCGCCCGTGCACATCGACCCGTATATCCCGGCAACGCTGCACCCGTTCCGTGTGGCACGTGCCACGCTGCGAACACCGGAGGAGCCGTCGGTCGAGCCTTACACGGAGGCGTATCCCTACGCGTCCGACCCCGAGACGTCCGAGGAGGTCGACGCGGCAATCGAGGAATTGCTGGCCGAGTTGCCGCGCGGAGTGTCGGGACACGGTGCGCTGTCGCTGGGCGCGTGGTCTGTCGCAGGCACGGGCGTAGTGTCTCTGCTGTCCCCGCCGTCAGACGGGGAAGACGCCGAGAGGATGGACGATGAATTGTTTCTGATGGCCTATAGTTTCCTCGGAGCGATATGACTCCCAGCGACGATCGATCTTCGGGCGAGAGTCCGTGGCAGAGTTGTGAGATGGTGTGTCTGATCTGCGGTCGGGCGTGGGTCGCGACGTTCCCGATTGAAGCCGCGCGTCTGGAATGTCCGGATTGTGGCTACCGGAACGCGGTCCCGTGTCCGGCGAACCCGGACGACGACGCCCCGGAGGACGCATGAGCGCCGACGCGAGTGAGAGTGCCGCTGAGATCGCACGGCAGGACGCCCGACAGGACGCGCTCCGCGTGGCGACATTCCACACGGCACTCCTCGCGGCCGGGAAGTCGGAGACGGTGGCCGCTGAGTTGACGGTCGCGTATGTCTTGGGGCTCCTGCGCCGGCCGGACCCTGAGCCGTGGGAGAGACAGTGAACGCACGCGACCGGGCGTTGTGGCTTCGGGTGCAGCGGCGGGTGGGGACGCTCGCGCCGCCCGTCCGGGCACGACTGCTCGACGCCTATCGGGTGCTCCGTGAGTCGGTCAGTGACGCCGAGCTGACGCGACTGATCGCGTCGGGCCAATGGGAGAAGATTCTGGACGACCTCCTCCTGAAGCGCGCACTCGCGCCCGTGCGCGAGGAACTCGTCAAGGTCGTGGAGAAGGGGCTCAAGTCGGCGGTGCCGACGCTGCCCAAGGCGGGACTGGTCGAGGGCGCGGTCGGCATCGCGTTCGACGTCCTGAACCCCCGCGTGATTGCGGCCGTGCGCCACCTGGACGACCGAGCCATCAACACCCTAGAGTCTGACATCCGGGCGGGCGTCCGCGCCGTGGTCGAGAAGGGGCTCCGGGACGGCGTGTCGGCGCGGACGATCGGTCGTGACCTGCGGGGCATGATCGGACTCGCACCCAACCAGGTGGAGTACGTCCAGAACTATCGTGAGGAGCTGGAGGCGGGGAGCGCCGCGGCACTGGATCGGCAGTTACGGGACCGACGCTACGACAAGACGATCACGCGGGGCGCGATGGATGCGGCCCAGATCGACCGCGCCGTGACGGCCTACGAGAAGCGACTCCGGCAATTCAATGCGACGACGAACGCGCGGACGATGGCCGGAGACTCGCTCAAACTCGGGCAGCACTTGGCGTGGCAGGACGCCATCGACAACGGCATGGTCACCCAAGAGCAGCTCTGGAAGCGGTGGGTCGGCGTCATGGACGACCGCGAACGGCCGGAACATGTCGACATGGAGGGGGAGACCGTGCGGTATGACGCCGCGTTCTCGAACGGGCAGCAGATACCGGGCGAGACAGATTTCAACTGCCGGTGCGTTCTGCGTTATGTCGTCCAGCCCTTGGGGGCGGGACCACCGGCGGGGGCACTGTGACCGGACATATCATGCTCGTCAACCCCGTGAGCGCGCACTTCGAGGCGTTCATCCGCTCGAACGCGCGGCACGTCGAGCACGTCGTGACGCCCGACAGCGCCGCGGGCCAGCACGTGGTGATCTGTGGCGCAGGTCCATCGCTCAGGGAAACGGCCGGCGTCTGGTGCCCGCGGGGCGATCAGGTCTGGGGCTGTAATAGCGCCGCGTCGTGGCTCGCGGAACACGGTCACAAGGTGACGCACGCGTTCACGGTGGATCAGACGACGGCGATGTGCCGTGAGTGGGCGACTGTCCTGCCGGACGTCGAGTATCTCGTGGCGTCGACGGTGCATCCCGAGCTCGTCCAGCATCTGTGCCGTGCGCGTGCGCGCCTCCGCTGGTTCCACAATTACGTCGGCATCGAGCACAAGGACGTCGAGCAGTACGACCGGAACGGCGTCCGCGAGACGGTGAGTTACGAGCACTCGCTCTACCGGACGTTGTTCCCGTCGACTGTGCTCTGTGGGTCGGGCCTGTCGGCGACGACGCGAGCGATTGACGTCGCGCGCGCGATGGGCTTTGCGCGAATCACGGTCCTTGGGGCCGATTGCGCGATGCGCTTGACGGCGCCGCCGCCGCCGGGCATGACGCAGAACTCCACGCGGCATCTGCGCTGGCTCAGGCGCCATACCGTGATGCACGCGAACGGGGGACACGCGGCTGCCTCGGACGCGTCCACGCTGACGATGGGCCTCACGGTGGATGCCGGCACGCCCGACCGCACGATTCGTCCTGGCCACGGACGCTATTGGGAAACCAAGGCGGACCTGATTGTCTCGGCGGTCTGGCTCGTCAAGATGGCGCAGGCGTACCCGGAACTACACCTCGTAGGTGACACACTGCCGAACGCACTCGCGCGGAAAGACCGTGACTACTTGAACGCCCTGCCCTCGTTTGTCGACGGGGCGGGCTCTCCTATTGAGGTCGTCCCCGCATGAGTGTTCGTGAGATCCAACTCCAGAGCGCGGTCAAAGATCAGTTTGCCACGTTCATCTTCGGGAACTCGACGCAATGCGATCGCGTCGTCCAGCAGGACAGCGCGGTCGGCCAGCACCTCGTGATCTGTGGCGCGGGGCCGAGCTTGGCGACACACGCCGCAGAGTATTGCGGGGCTGCGGACCAGGTGTGGGGCTGCAACTCGGCGGCGCCGTGGTTGTTCGAGCAGGGACACCGCGTGACGCATGGATTCACCGTGGACCAGACGCCGCACATGCTGGCCGAGTGGGCGACGACGCCACC